TCTAGGTGTCATGAGTACTAAATGTGCTTTTTCCCAGTCTTCTTTCAGAGTACCATATTTCCAACCATTAAATTCATCGATCTCATAAAAATCTTCTTTATTAGTATCAAAGAATTCAATTGGTTTAAAGTAGTAATCTACTCCTTCGACTTCTCCTGGGCGAGCAGGTCTTGATGTACAAGTTATACAACGGGTAAAACCCCGATCCTCGTACTTCTTACCCATGTAGCTCTTACCGCTTCCCCCTTTACCTACGAGTATTATTTTATTTTTTGCCATACTGTTGGATCATTTTTTGAATGGAGAAGAATAAAGATAGTAAACTAACGGAAGGATCTATTACAAGATTCCTTTGTGCCTGATGTTGTGCCACTAATATAATTGTCCCTGGAACAATAACTGATAGTGCTGGATGTTTTTCTTGTATCCATTGAATGAATTCATTACCAAGACTAGCCATGATCTCATCAACGTCGCTAGAATATTGGCCGACGATGATTTGATAATTCTTGATTGGATCAGTAGATGTAACAAGCATGTTATAGAGATCCTCGAAATTCCAGCTGTCCGCTATTTTCTTGTCGTCAATTTCCCTGATATTTTGGATATCCCATCTTTGGATTGTATTCAATACGGATCTCATGTCTGGAAAATTCTTCTTGACCAGAAGAGTCAGAGCACTATCAGTAATTCTGATTTCCAACTTAGATAGAATCAATTTAATCCTGTTCTTCCATTCTTCTCTTAAAAGAGCTTCCTCGTCTTTGTCGTGGGAATCAAAAATGAAAGTCTCAAGCCTTGATTGGATTGGATCAGGTATTTTGTTGAGATAATTAGTTACACCTACAAACCTTGTTCCCTTGGAGAATTTTTCTATTGTAACCTTTAAAGCAAGAAGAGCTTGATTTGATAATCCATCAAACTCGTCCATTATTACGACCTTCATAGAATTAGCTCCATCCATAATAGATATAGTAGAGCAGAAATCTGTGATCTTGGTACGTATTGTTTCGATAGAATTCTCATCTGACATATTCAGATAGAGATGTGGGTGGGGAGCAGCTAATATCTTAGCTAAGGTTGTCTTTCCGCAACCAGCAGATCCAACGAAAAGAACATTTTGTTGTAATCCGTTTATGAATGCATCCTTAATCCTTGCAGGAAGGATCATGTGCCGAAGTTCTTTCGGACGTAATTTTTCTGTGAGAAGTGCTTTAATCATACACATTTTAGCAGAAACCCAGGGTAAGATTTCTGCTAAAAGTGTTAATGATTCTTAAAGAATATTATGCCTTGCCTTGACTGGCTTGTAATTTGCTGAAAGAGTCTGCCTCCGTTTTATCAGGACGTACCTCTAACAAAGTAGGGAGGAATAAACTCCATTCACCTGTTTTATCTTTTACCAGCATGTTATACTTAACCTTCGCTATTTTACCTATGAAAGTAGAAGGTCCAGCAGCTTTGATCTCTTCGAGGAATACCTCGCTAAAACCGGAACCAACTGAAACAGTAAGAAGCTTATCTGAGGTCTGGCAAATGAATCCTCCGATCCATCCTTTTTCTTCTCTTGCGCTCATTGAATGTGGATCATTAACGCCAATTATCATCAGGTCGCAATCCTTAATTTCCTTCATTTTGATCCAAGATGTGCTTCTTTTACATTCGTATACGTGTTCTGGATCTTTGAGTATTACTCCTTCGCCCTTTTCAACTTCTACAATATGTTTGTAGATAGCCCAGATCTCTTCTTTATTTTTAACTTCCCACTTAGTACCAAGTGTGAGGTTCTCGAAGGTTTTACCGGCAAATGAATCTTCCAAATTCTTACGACGTACAGGATACTTTGTATTTCCTTTACCGAGGTTGAGCACATCCGAATGCTCTATGTCGAACAAGTTAAATAGGAAGCTATCTCCGATTGTTTCAGGAGGTGTTCCAGCAAGAATGCTAGTTACTTTACCGCTAACAGTTGTTCTTTCAAAGTCTGTTAGTTCACCATCAAAGAAGATATTAGTTCTTCCTGCTGCCAGTCTCAGTATTTCCTGTTCTATCTTTTTCAAAAAGCGGGAAGGAAGCTGGTTAAATGAGCGAGTGAAAAATTCAACGCTAGTTGTACTAGGAACTTTAGCAATTACCCGTACGCCGTCATACTTCAATTCGCATATAATTCCTTTCCACTTTTCGATCCTTTCGATATCATCCTTGGCTAGCATTAAGCTAGGATCAGGAATAATTTCTGAACCGACTGCTTTGTTGATCAGTTTTGCACCCAAACTGATGTTCATATTCTTGGTTAGAATACGGCCAAGCATTTTTTGCTGCTCCGGGTTTAATCCCGAATGGGTTATTAACTGACATGCTTTATCCCGATGGGAATTATTAGCGGAAGGCGCATTACGTAATTCCTCTGTCAGATCCTGAAAATCCTGAAACAACGTAGTAGAAAGCTCTGCCCTTGTTGTGGGCGAGTAATCGACCTTATTCAGTTTTGTCGTTATAAAAGGATTATAACAAATCTGGAAGATATAGTCCATCTCAGCAGAACGGTTCGCAGCTATCAAATCCTGTTTGATCTTCTGCGAACCGTTACCTGTTATACCTTCTAATTGAATTAATAAGTTTAGGTGTTTCTCCATTTTTATTTCTTTTTGTAATCAAAAGTAATAAAAAATTTCTGAATAAAAAATTTATTCAAAACTTTTTTAAGATGTTTCTGTAGTATCTTCCGTTGAGGTATCAGCTGCAGCATCTCCACCGGTTTCACCTGTGTCAGATGCCGGTGCTTCTTCAGAAGAATCCTCTATTGTTGAATCGTCAGTTGAAGATGAGGTATCTGCGGATGTGCTATCTGTTGCACCTCCACTAGAATCGTAGCTAGAACTTCCAACACCAGATAATGAAGATAATTCTCCTTCCTCTCCTTCCTTCTTTTTGTATGCCTCGTTTAATTCCATATCCTTGATACTTAATCCTAAATATCTATGTATTAAGAAATCTTGGTCGAAGAAGGGTTCTTCTATGTCACCTTTCTTCTCTTTCAAATCACCTAATGCAGTTATAAAGTCCAAACTTTTTAGCATTTGTTCTATCTCTCTAGATTCTCCAAAATAGTTATCTGAATTAAATTTAATACCAAGCTGAGATTTAAATACGTTATCATCTTTTAGTTCAGGATGTTTAAGAGTCATTTGAATCCATAGAGGCTTGATAATAATTTCCTGGAAGATGGAACGTATTCTATTGATGAATTTGCCATATCTAATTTCATCCCTTTCCGCTGATTCTGCACCAACTTTGTAAGTACCAACTGCTCCGCCAGATCTTGCTGCAAATCTATTGAATGGTATTTTTGAATCTAATTTTAGTTTATTGAAGAAATAAGCTAGTACGTCTATAACATTTAAGTTTGGACCAGTACTGTTGATTGTTTCTATTTTTGGTTGTTCCCCGTTCATCACAGGAAATAGATAATTTTTATAGAATTGTAGATTTGGCTTACCGTTAATTTCTAGCTGTGCTGTATCACTGTTGAATTTAATGTCTTCCTTATAGACACTCATTAGTTCACCTAATGTCTCTTTAGCTTTTTGAGGTGATCTAGATCCAACTGGTATAGTCATCTTAATTCTATACTGTGAATTCATCACGTTCCAGATTATACGGCTATGTTCCATGATCTTTAATAGATTATGAGACCTAACTAATCTTTGTGTGTAGCTAACTCTAGTTTGTGTGTTTGATTTTGCATAGGAAATGTAGATTACCTGAGAATCATAGAGTCTCCTTTGTCTAACACTATCACCATAATACTGATACCAAACCTGTGCCATAGTGCCATCGTCGATCTTTTCAACCGTGACGTTTAAAGATATAGAGTCCAATTCTTTAAAACCTACTATCTCTTTACCGTTATCCGAATATACTATTTCAAAAGCTAAAAATCCATCAATTAAAAGTTGCTTAAAATACTGCCAAGCTGACGTACCATTAGTAAATCCATGTAGCA